CGGTGAGTTTCGTCATGGCGGATTCCTCCTACTGGTCGTGCGTGGCAAGAAAGGCGCTGATGCGCCACATGAGGTCGTTGTGGCCGTCGGCATCCGTGCCGATGATCACGTCGCCATCGTCATCGCGGTCCAGTTCGGCAATTTCGCGCAGCAGGGAGATGGCGTGGTCGCAGCTAGCGAGGCGGTCGGCCTCCCATGCGGCGGTGATGGCATCCTGTTCCATCTGGTGGCGCTGGGCAGGATCAAGCGGCATGTTCGCCCTCCTTGAAGGCGCTGTCGGTGATTTGGCGCAGCAGGCTGGCGTAGTGGTTCAGGGTGCCGACGTGGCCCCAGTTGATCTCGTCGGGGTGGGTCTCGAAGTGGTCGTCGCTCAGCGCCTTCAGCCGCTCCAGCATCGCGTCGATCTGGAACTTGGCGGTCATGAAGGCGTCGAGGGCCTTAGTGTTGTCGGTGACGCGGCGGGTGGTCATGGCGTGGTCGTCCTTCGGTAAGTTGCATCGTTCTGGTACAATCAGAATCGCTCTTGTCCGAAGTGTAATCAACTGAATACTAAGCAATTTCATTGCTTTAGACGTGGCGGGCGACAGCATGGAAGGTATGTCCGAGCGGGAATATTCCGCCCATTCCGGCCTCTCGCGCGGAGCCATCCAGAAGGCGCGCAAAGCCAGTCGGCTGGTGGTATACAGCGACGGTTCGATCAACGCCGCCGCGTCCGACGTGCGCCGTGCCGACATGACCGCCCCCGACCAGCAGCGCCGCAGCACCGGCGGCGAAGCTGGGTTCAGCGGTCCCGCAGACAGCTCGTCATATCTGAAGGCTCGCACCGCGCTGACCGTCTACCAGGCGCAGGACAAGCAGCTGGGCATCCAGAAGAAGAAGGGCACGCTGGTCGACCGGGCCCGGGCGGAAGCGCTGGTGTTCCGGTTGGCCCGACAAGAACGCGATACTTGGGTCACTTGGCCTAACAGAGTGGCGGCTTTGATGGCGGCCGAAGTGGCCTTGGGAGTGGAGAAACAAACCGGAACGCCGGTGATCATCGAGGCCGCGATCCTGCAGAGGGTTTTGGAAGCCCATGTCAGACAGCACCTCGACGCCCTCGCCGATCTCAGGGTCTCGCTTGGATGAAGGAGAAGAACTCGACCTGAGCACCGATCTCGACCTCGAATTTGACGGGGCCGAGGACATCCTGCGCTCCTGGCGCAAGGGCATGCGTCCCGACCCAGACCTGACGGTGTCCGAATGGGCGGATGAACATCGCTGGCTGTCCTCGCGTGGTGCGGCCGAACCGGGGCGCTACCGCACTGCCCGCGCGCCATACCTGCGCGAGATCATGGATGCGCTGTCGCCCCGGCACCCGGCGCAGCGGATTTCGTTCATGAAGGCGGCACAGGTTGGCGCGACCGAGGCTGGCAACAACTGGATAGGCTTCGTCATTCATCACGCGCCGGGGCCGATGCTGGCGGTGCTGCCATCCCTGGAACTGGCCAAACGCACGTCGCGGGGCCGTCTTGATCCCCTGATCGCGGACAGCCCGGCCCTGCGCGAACGGGTCAATCCGGCCCGGTCGCGCGATGCGGGCAATTCGATGCTGTCAAAGGAATTCCCCGGCGGCATCCTCGTGCTGACCGGCGCGAACTCCGCGACCGGCCTGCGGTCCATGCCCGCGCGGTACATCTTTCTGGATGAGGTCGACGCCTATCCAGCTTCTGCCGACGAGGAAGGTGATCCGGTCACGCTGGCCGAAGCGCGGACCACCACCTTCTCGCACCGGCGCAAGGTATTCATGGTCTCGACCCCGACGATCCGGGGATTGTCCCGCATTGAACGGGAGTTTGAGGCCAGCGATAAGCGCCGGTATTTCGTGCCCTGCCCGCACTGCGGGGCGATGCAATGGCTGCAGTTCGAACGCCTGCGCTGGGACAAAGGACGCCCCGACACGGCAGCATATCATTGCGAGGGCTGCGAAAAGCCCATCGCCGAGCATCACAAGACGCAGATGCTGGAACGGGGCGAGTGGCGGGCAACGACAGTGTCCGCCGATCCGCATTCGATCAGCTTTCACATCTCGGCGCTTTATTCGCCGCTGGGCTGGAAAAGCTGGCAGCAGATCGCGCGGGAATGGTTGGCGGCCCAAGGCTCAGAGGAGATGCTGCGCGTCGCGCGTAACACTCTGCTGGGCGAAACATGGGTCGAAAGTGGCGACGCCCCCGAGTGGCAGCGGCTGGCCGAGCGCCGCGAAGCCTATGGCGGCGTGCAGATCCCCGTCGGCGGTCTCTTCCTCACGGCTGGCGTCGACGTGCAGAAAGACCGGATCGAGGTCGACGTCTGGGCCTGGGGCCGGGGCTTGGAGTCCTGGCTGGTCGATCACATCGTGATTGCCGGTGGTCCAGACGATCCCGCCTGCTGGGACAAGCTGACGGCTTTGCTCGGTCGGACATGGACCTGCGCCAATGGCGCGGTGATGCTGATCGGCAAGCTGGCCATCGACACCGGCTATGAAGCCCCGGCGGTTTACGCTTGGGCGCGCAAGCAAGGCTTCGACCAGGTCGCGCCGATCAAAGGCCTCGAAGGGTTCAACCGCGCCACGCCGGTGTCGGGGCCAACGTTTGTCGACGCCACCATCGGCGGCAAACGTCTGCGCCGGGGCGCGCGGCTCTGGTCGGTGGCCACGGCGACGTTTAAGACCGAGACCTACCGGTTCCTGCGGCTGGAGCGGCCAAGCGACGAGGACCGGGCGCTTGGCGTGCTGGACGCCCCCGGCACGGTGCATCTGCCCGACTGGATCGACACCGAATGGCTGAAACAGCTGGTGGCCGAACAACTGGTCACCGTCCGCAACAAGCGCGGCTATGCCCACCCCGAATGGCAGAAGATGCGCGAGCGCAACGAGGCGCTGGACACCCGCGTCTATGCTCGGGCGGCAGCATGGATCATGGGCGCGGATCGCTGGGACGAGGCGACCTGGCGGCGGCTAGAGGCGCAGGCGGGGGTGGAAACCCGACCAGCTGCGCAGGTTGCGGCCCTTGCAGAACCGGCCACGCCTGCCGCGCCCAAGGCCGGAACACCGACCACGCCACGGCGCAAGCGCCGGGCCTACACACCGAACTTCATGAGGGACTGAGATGGATCTGGAACGGATGCGCGCCCTGTTGGCAGCACTTCAGGAGGCCCGTTATGCGGGCGTCCGCTCGGTCAGCTATGACGGCAAGAGCATCAACTATGGCTCGGACGCGGAACTGGCGAATGCCATCAGCGATCTGGAAACCCGGATTGCCACGGCCACGACCGGCACCACGCGTCGTCGGCGCTGGGGCACCGTGGCCTCAAAGGGTCTATGATCCATGGCGTTCGAGGCGTTCCGCCAGCGGCTGGGGTCAATCATCGGTGGCTTCGATGCCGCACAGGCCCACCGTCGCCTGCGCGGGTTCCGTGCCAGCCGCGCCCATGTGAACACGCTGATCGCGGCCTCGGGCGACACAATCACCGCCCGCGCCCGCTGGCTGGTCCGCAACAACGGCTATGCCGCAAACGCGGTGGAGAGCTTCGCCAGCAATGTCGTCGGCGATGGGATCAAGCCCTCCTCGACCATCGCGGATGCCGCGAAGAAAGAGGAATTGCAGGCGCTGTGGCTGGCCTGGACCGATGATGCAGATGCCGAGGGCCTGACCGATTTCTATGGGTTGCAGCGCCGCGCGGCGCGCGAAGTGTTCCTGTCAGGCGAGGTGTTCATTCGCATCAGGCCCCGTCGCGCGGAAGATGGCCTGACGGTCCCACTTCAGCTGCAGATGCTGCCTGCGGAAATGCTGCCCTTGGATATGAACCGCACCTTGCCCGGTGCCGGGCTGATCCGGCAGGGCATCGAGTTCGACGGCATCGGTCGCCGCGTTGCCTATCACTTCCTGCGCCGCCACCCGGGCGATCTGACCGACCCCGGCCTCGCGGGCGAAACCGTCCGCGTCCCTGCTGGCGATGTGATCCATGTTCTCGACCCGGTCGAGGCGGGGCAATTGCGCGGTGTTTCGCGGTTCGCCGCCGCCATCGTCAAGCTGTTCACCCTCGATCTTTACGATGACGCCGAGCTGGAGCGGAAGAAGATCGCGGCGATGTTCGCGATGTTCATCACCTCGCCCGCGCCGGAAACCCCGCTGGAACCGACCGAGGAGGATCTGGAGGTCGAACCCGGTCAGGTGGTGCGGTTGGATCCGGGTGAGGATGTGTCCACCCCGGCCACCCCGGACTCTGGCGGCACTTACGAGCCGTTCCAGTACCGCACGCTGCTGCAAATCGCAGCGGCGCTGGGCGTGCCCTATGGTTATCTGACCGGCGATACGGCGAAGGGCAACTTCTCCAACACCCGCATCTCGCTGATCGAGTTCCGCCGCCGCATCTCGGCCTGGCAGCATGGCGTGCTGGTCTATCAGCTTTGCCGCGCGGTCTGGGTGCGCTGGATGGACACGGCCGTGTTGTCGGG